TTATGATAAACTCGCCATTCCTGCATTGAACCAGAAAAAGTTTTTGTTTCATTTAATGAGACAAAAGAATCACCTAAAGTGTTTAGCCAAGTTGCAGATTCTCTATCTCCTCCTAAATATTGCCTAAGAGTACTTTCTGTTTCAGCAGTTGGGTAATTATCACTTGATCCAGATAGAGCTTTTCCCCAAGCAGCGTTTGATGTTTGACCGGCCTCCGTTGTTCCATCTGTTGTAAAGCTAGAAGATAAGTGATGAGATATTCTACCGTATTGACTAAAGTCTCCTTGTTTTTTACAAAATAAGTCGTATGTTAAATTTTGTCCGTGGTGATCGTTAATACTAACTGATTCTGTAAAAGCATAATCTTGGCTTAATTTATTAGCATCATATCTCATAAAAGCAACGTTCCACCAGTCTCCATCAAATATTGGAGCATATTTAGTAGAGGCTGTTACTGACGGCTGACCATGACTACCACTTAGTGCAAAAACTATTCTACCATACGGGCTGTCTGTTGGAGCTGATGAATTCATAGATCTTGTGTGTTCAGCTATAATAGCTAAACTTCCACTATGCGTATTCCATAAAACAGTGTTCTTTTTTAATTTTGAGTTTGCCTCTTTTCCTTGGTGGGATAAATCAGGAACCTTAAACCTAAATTCAACTGTATCCGGGTATCTAGCTGGACCTCTTGAAGCTGAAGCTACTGCCCATGGCGCTTCTAAATATGAACCTCCTGTTCCAGACGAGCTTTCTATTCTAAGTCCATAATTAAACCTATCGTATATTATTTTTGAATGCCTATTAGGCAATTTTTGTGGTCCACCATATTCATATATTTTAAGTATTGTTGATGGTAAACCATATAAGCTTGTTATTGCTCTAACACTTCTTTCTGTTCCTTTTGTTTTATATACGTGTGGTAAATTATTTAATATCCTTTTCCACAATTCTTTAGTAATTTCTTCCTTTGAAAAAGATTGACTTGCTTGAGAATTGTTTGCAAAAGTAACAGATTGACTAAAGTCTGCCGTATAGTTTATTGTGTTTCCACCATAGCTTCCAGATTCATCTGTACCCGTGGCATATGTCCATAACTCATCAAAGTCAAAACCTTGGTGAGGATACCATCCAAAAGATTCTAATACCGGTTGAACTAAATCTTTTGAAATTCCTTCAAATAAAGGATTTTCTCTATCGTGTATTTGTGTTAGCTCTTTTGTATAATGGTATATATAATCAAAATGCTGGGCTATCATGTCTATATATAATTGAAAATTAAAGTTTTCATTGTTTTCAAGTATATGGGATGGAATTAATTTTCTTAAACTATTTTCGTTTTGAACGTCGTATAAAGAAGCAGAATATATTGCTCCTCTTTGGTAATATAATTCTTCTCCTGCATTGATACTTCCATACCAATCTTTAGCTATAGTAGAATCAACCTTGGCCAACGTATATGGTTCTATTGCCGATGTTTTAGGCCAAGTTAACGGCCAAAAGTGTCCATAATTAGAATGGTTATGTGACGCTGATTCGTAGTATAAGTGTTGTTCAAACTCGTCAAAAGTACTTATTACGTCTGATTGTAAATTTGTAAACTTTGTTACGTTTGACTGATAATATACCGACGAAGATGCTCCTGATCCAGCTAGACCTGTTAGGTTTGAAGATAAAGAAGCAATAGAAGATGAATAAGATTCTATTTGTCTAAGTTTATATTTAAAGTTTTCTAATCTTTCAAAGGCACTACCAAAATGTATTAAGTTAGAAAAGTCTGTTCCTTCTATATTAAAGTCAAAATTAAGTTCTACCTCTCCTAAACTACCAGTTCTTCTAGATATTCTATCTAAAATTTTATTTCTAACTGTTGGCTGCGTTGAAACCAATTCATCTAAATTTTTCCAGCCTGTTGGAGATGGAGTGTCGTATGATACATCTAAAGTAAAATCTGCGGCTGCTAATAAATTTGGCCTTTCTGAAGGTGGGGTGTACTCAACTAGTATTGGTTCAATTATAGATTCTATTACAGCTTTTACAATCCATAGTTCATCTTTTTCTTCGATGTTATCTGGTAATGGTTCGTATAATTTTACAACAAGTGAATGAGGCGATTCTGGATAAGCCTTATAATCAACCAACCAGTTAATTGCCAATAGCGCGTTGTTTTCACCAAAGTTTAGTCTAATGTCTCTAAAAAAATCTACTTCTATATCAATTAAATCTGGGTTTTGATCTCTTCGGCCAAATGCTAAAAATTCTTCTGCTAATGCATTATTTTCTGGGTCTAAAAGCCTTAGTCTTATTTCTTGTCTACTGTTGGAAATTTCGTCTATTATTAGAGTATTTGAATTACTACCAACAATGTTTCTAAAGAAATTATATTGTAAATTAAATCTACCAGATCTATAACCTAAATTTCGTATATCATTGTGTATATCTAATTTAATAGTTGGAGATTGGTTTTGAGTATCTTCTTGGTTAACTGACCAACTAGAAACATTATAAGAGCTTTCAATTACATTGTCGCCACTTAATACATGCAATTCAACATAGTCATCAAATAGGCCTGTACCAAAATTAGTAAATATAGGCCTGCTTTTAATAAGCTTGATGTCTTTAGGATCGTATGTAGTTATTCTAGTTGCCATTGTTTAAAGCTCCTGGTCTTTGTATGTTATTTTATCTACTTCATTTGTCCCTTGAAAAGTAAATCCTGTTGCTTGTTTGTGCGATTCATATTCAGACACACTTGAAAATTTAATATTTGGTTTTCCTGCTTCTAGAAAGAATATTAAAGAAGATTTATCTTGAAAATATTTTCCAATTGCCCTTGACCTAGACCTATTTGCGCTTGATTGTGAAATTGAACTAGCTTTAGAAATCAACGTTTTGGCTGGATTAGTTGACTTAGGTAAATCTTTTCCAGCATAAAAGTTTGGTTCTTGATTAGATTCTACCCATTGGTTTCCATTCCATTCTGCTAAAAACCATCTGCCATCTTCTGGATCAAAATCAAAATAGTCATCAAACTGGCTAAACTGTTCGTCGTGGTCGGTGTCTCTTACAAGCGCTCCAGTTGGTAATCCATTATCATCTAATTCTCTCAACAATCCTCCAATAGGATTTAAAAATAATGTTTGACTAAAAACGCTTCCTTTTTCATTAGAAACTTCACAAGTATATCTACCCCTCTGTTGTAATTGAACATTATATAATCTTAGCACTGGTTCATTTCCAATTACTGATCCGTTTGCTGTTCCTATTCCGTCAGCTGTAAATCTCCAAGTAAACGTTAACCCATCGTTTATTCTTTGTCCATCATCATCTATAAAACTATACGCATCTGTCCAAAAAGATACATTATTGTTTGATGGTAGTTGATAACTTGGTTCTCCTATTTCAGGTAAACTTTGAATAGTATATCCATCCGACCTAGAACCATCTAAAAGCCCATATCCAGGATAGCATTGTACTCCTATTATTGTTGGAGCTTTATTTGGTCCATCTAGTGGTTTTGGTTGTACTGCTAATTCCGATATTTCTGTATTAACAATTCTTTCAAAATTTGCCTGATCAAATACAAATCTAGCATTTGCAACAACCATTCTTTCGCCTAAATCTTCACTATCTTCTGTTGAAATTATTATTCCAACAGAGGTTCTTTTTACTTTTTCAGTTGGAGATTGTATATTACCATCTTCGTCTCCTTCGTCTGACGCTATTCTATTTTTATTTGCTGGTTTTATAGATATAGAACCTAAAGAATAATCAAAATCTTCTCTTAAAGAATATTCTTCTCTACTTTCTTGTGAAGATTCTATTTTACAGGCTCTTGCAAAAGGAGTATATAATTCTTCTATTACTTCAAACCTATCATCAGTGTTGGGCTTTTTTCTAACTATTTTTCTTGGAGCATACTTATTTCCTCTAGGAACTATTGGAAACCTTGGAAACTTTTTTGCGCTATTTCTTCTACTAATATTAGATCGCTTTGCACTGGTGTTTCTTTTATTTGATTTACTGTATGCCATTATTTAGTCACCTTAAATACGTAATCATTATCAAATATTGATTGGCTTGTTGGATAGTTATAATCTCCACCAACGGTTTTAAATACAAACTTATATCTTCTTTCAGGATAAAATTGATCCATCCATAAATTAAAGTAATTTCCAGTATTGTCTGCTGAAATCATTGTTCCTGGATTATCAAATGGTATGACTACTTCGTCTGTTACATAGTCTCTAATAGAATAAAAAGATTGAGAAGCTAATACCATATTTGTTAATGCAGCAGAAACTGTGCTATATGTTTTTGCTGGAAATTTTTCTCTTACAACTAAATTAAACCTTTCTCTAGAATTTCTTTCGTAAGCAGATTTTAAATTTTTAACATCAACAATACTCTCGGTTTGAGTTGTATCTAGATTTGATAGTGTTGATGAAACTACAGCATCTTTCCAAATAACTTCTAATTTAGGTTGATATACAGTATGAGTATCAGTAGAAAAAAACTGTAGACTACCATAAGGTTTTCCATTTCTTTCTTCATCAGCAGAACCACCATGAGATCCGCTTCTAAGAATAATAAACCCGTCATTTTCATATGTACTGGCCATCCAACCTTTTACTATTGTTGTAACGTCTAATCTAACGTCTGTTTGTTCGTAATTAAATGATTGTGTTGATTCATGGTTGTGGTCATACCAAGTTCCGCCTCCAACAGTAGTTGAATATGATCCTGTAGAACCAGCAGCTATATTACTAGAACTTGCCCATTGCGTACCAACATATTTTTCTCCATCTTTAAACTTCCAACTGGCTCCTTCTTTGTCGTTTGACGTTGCACCATTAGATACTTGATCGATACGTCTTCCTTTTCCCATTAACCAAGATCCGCTTACTGGATATGCCTGTATGCCATATTGGTAATTTATTGAAGATGCCCTTAATGTGTATAAATTAAGCATAAACTTCGGTGTAGTAAGTGATGGATATGTTCCTATTACTCCAGCAGCAACTGATGCAGAAACATCCGTTATATCAAAGGACATAAGTATTCTAGAGTTAAACGTATTTGACGTATTAGACGCTGAAACTATTTTTTGTATTTCTATAACTTCATCTATTCCAGTATTTATACTTTCAGTTGCCTCGTATAAGGTTGTATCTCTATTTGCCTTTATTGAGTATATCATGTTTTATCTCCTAGTAACTTACAACCTTACCTCTAATATCTTTGTCTGGAAACTTGACTTCAAATATTGCTGGGTCTTGTGATGGGTAAATAATTTTATTTTTTGTGGCGGAAGGAATATCATAAAAATTTCCAGAATATCCTGACTTTCTATCATATTTACAGTGAAATTGTAAATCTACCACTGTTTGTACTCCTTCTACTTTATCTAGTTCTGTTGCTACGTTTCCAGTAAATATTGGCTCATTAAATTGCCATTTGTCTATATCAAATAATTGCTTAAGCCTAATTATACATCTAGCTAAAACTTCTTTTCCTTGATAACCTGGCAAGGGTACTATTGAAAAATCTATTCCTAAATTTATTACAAAACCATTTTTTATATTAATTGCATCTGTTAACATTCTAAATTTACTTAAATAATTTCTTAAGTTTTCTTTTGTCACAATATTTAAGTTTGTCAATTGCTTTCCAGAATTATATCCTAATACATAGCAATTTATTGCTAACGGGTTTTCTACAGTTCCTGCAGATTTTTCATTTTCTTGTTCATCTTGTACTAGGTATGCTTTTGAAACATTGCCAAATCTAGGTGGTAATGAGTATATTCGTGAAACAAAATCTTCTCTAGTTACAGCTCTATTTTGAGCAGCAAAAAATGCTATTGCGTTTTGCCTAATTTCTTCATTTGTTTCTGCCGATTTTCCACCACTAGCAGGTCTTGGGTTATTTACTGCAACAGATCCTTGAACAAAATTAATTGTAGGCACCGTTAATCCATCGTTATCTAAAGAAAAAGATATTGAATCAACTTCAGTTATTGTTCCTGCTCTAACATTCGCTGAAATTCCTCCTCCAACAAGATACTTTATAGTTAAATCTGTATTTGCAGGCGCTTGTCCATATGCTCTGGTAAACATTGTATTGGATGGATCCCATGCATTATCTATTTGTGAAACATTACCATAAGGCAAGGCTAATCCTACATTATCTGGGTTAGGCACTATAAGTTCGTCTGCTTCTCCAGAGTTTCCAGCCCCAAACAGCAATTCAGTTGTCATGTCTGGCCTAACATTTGTTACAAATCTTCTTCCAGTTCTTCTTAATTTTAATAAATAAGGGGTTTCAGCATTAAATTGAGAAAGTTCGTCGTCTTGTAAGGCAGTATTTTGTACTTCAACAAAGGCTGTTTCTTGAGCTAAATAATCTACCTCATAATATTTGTTGCCGTCAGAATCGTTTACGCTAAGTATTTCTATAACGTTGCTATCTGTTAATAATCTTTTATCAAATTTTATAGGGCTACCAAAAGTAAATTCTGCCGTTTTTTCTGTACCTGATTTTGCATACACAGATTTTTTTAGTAGAAAACTTTCAGGATTACCGTTAGAATCTACTTTATATATTGATATATCTGTTGGGTCAAATGAACTAGAAAATTTAAAATCAATTGGAGCAGTTGTAAAAAAAGATATGTTTCCTTGAGATGGAGCGTTTATAACCATACCTTCATCTATGACAGGAGCATATGAAAAATCTGGTGCTACACTATCTGCACTACCTATAGGAGGTAATAAAATAAACACATCTAATTCTACCGTTGATGCAACTGTAGGTTTTACCTTATATCCTAATCCTTTTGCTATTTGTACAAGATTACTTTTTTCTTGTGCCTCTGTTATAAGACTTTCCCTAAGTTGATTATCTACATAATAAGAAAGAACGTCTCCTACATATGAAGCCATTTCTATAAAAATCATGGCTGGAGATGATTCGTTAAAATCATTAAAAATATCAGGAAAATAAGTTTTAGAAAAATCTATTAACTTATCCCTATACTGTGTAAAGTCTTTATTAAGATACCTTAAATCTTTTTTTGCTGTTTGTATTGCCATTTTAGTCTGCCTTAATCTCTAGTACAATAGTTTTCTCGTCTAAAGTATTATTTATTAGAGCTATTGTTAGTTTAACCGATACGCCATGCAACCTGTCAACAAACGCTTGAGATCCTGCAGGAGCTTCTGGAACTATTACATCTAAATTAGATATTTTAATATAAGGCAGCCAAAACTTAATAGCTTCCTCTATTTCTTTTCCAATGTTTGATCTTAACTCAGGACTATTTGGTTCAAATAAGTATCTTCTAACATTTGTTCCAAAATTAGGATGCATTATCCTTTCTCCTTTAAGGGTTAAAATTAAATTTTTTACGTTTGTTACTGCTTGGTCTATTGATAAATAAGTTAAAGAAAATAATTTTCCTGAAGCTTCTGAAAATGGTAAGTCTAATCCTAATGATACATCAGACTCAAAATCCATAGGTTCCAATGTAAATTCTTCTCTTCCCGGTCCAGGACCTGAAGTTCGTTTTACAATTTTACCTTTGCCAGGATCTATTTGTATATTATTTTCGTTATCTACCAAGTTTTTCATTTATTATCGTTTACTTTTCATTTTGTCATGTTTCATTAAAGCACTATAGTCTCTAGTTAATACACCTGCTAGGTTATCGTCTATTTTTATGTGTTTTCTATCGTCTGGAAGCATTTGTTCTACTGTTGGTTTTCCGCCAAATACTTGATCAGGAGATTCCATTCCCATCATTGAGGCAAGTCCTGCACGCCCATCTGATAATGTCTTACCTCCCATTGTTGGCCATTCTTCTTTTGAATTAGCGGTGTCGTTTAGGGCTTCGTTTAGTGCTGTGTTTTTAGTGTATTTTTTATTTTTATTATTAAATAACCCTTCCGCGTGTTCCATCATATTATTAAATTCTCCATCTGACGACGGTTGTTTTTTGCTAAGTTCTTCTTTTATAGCAAGCTTAACTTCTTTACGTACTACTTTTCTTATAACTTCTACTAAATCTGATTTTTTCATAAGTTGATCTCCTTATATTAGTATACACTATCCAACAATATATAAATATCAATAACGTACAAATATTAATCTATAACCAAGGTAATGTTACGCCACTTACTGTGTTTACAGCTGTTCCTGTTGAAAACCACTGTAGTGCTACAAGAGAAAGTATTTGAGGCGCTTGCCCTTTTGTTGTAATATTAACAATTGTTGACCCTTGTTGTTCCCATATAGGACATGGAGAGGTTGGTGGTACAGCTGCAAAGGCAGGCAACATACCTAATCCAAGAGAAGTTGCAAAAGCAGCTGCCCCAGATTTCATTAAAGTTAGTCCAGGATCTTTATCTTGATTATATGCATTAATAAATATTCCAAATGCTGCCTGTCTAGCTATGGTTCCAGTAACTGATGGAGGGGTTGGGTTTCCAAAACCGTTAAAAAAAGCATCTGCCCACCCATTTGCAAAAGCTAGCGCATTGTTTGGCGGGTTAGCTTCTAATTTAGCTACGGCTGCTGCAAATGCTGGAGGATTAAATGCCATAATTATAATGTAAAGTTTTGAGGACTTAAAAATTGTTTTAGTCTACTTTTTATAGATGAATACTTTGCAGCATTAATTGGAGGTCCACTTGGGCCGACAGGAGTTGGATGGGTTTCTGCTGCTAGTTCATCGCATAGTTCCTCCAATAATCCTAATAGAGTATCTCCTAGTACAACTGGCTCTTCTGCACCTAAACCTAAATATATTTCAGGACTATTAATTATTGTTTCTCCTCCGCTATCAATATTAAATGTTCCATTAGTTGAAACACCTACAGTTTGATCTCCTATAATTAAAATAGCGTCGTTTCTTGCATTAAATAATAATCTATCAGAAGTTATTATTACCTGTTTACCTTCGTATTTATTTGGGCTATCTGGTTTGTATGCCATAATTTATCTCCTTATACTAGATTATCCCAAGTTGGGTGGCTTCTAGGTACTCTTGAGAATGGACCTGTTCCAGGCTGGTATTCCCAGTGCCATCTTTCTTTTATAACTGTTCTAATAAAACCATATGTTGCCATATTTGCAACTAACCATTTGTATGTTTTTGTAATTTCTTCAGGTGGGTACCCTGTAAAGTTTGGATCTGTTTTTGGATTTCCCCATCTTTTACCCATTCCTGTTTGTATATCAAATGCCTGTCCATTTTGATGCTTAGATGAACCTGGACCAGCAGTTAAAGGATCAAAATATCCTGTTTGCCTTCCTTGAGCTTTCCAACCATCCTCAAATGTTCCAGCCGGTTTTGATAATCCAGACTTGGTGCCTTGATAGGCTCTATCAGCATTTTGCCTTCTCAATGTTCGTTGTCCACTAGTAGAATATCCAGGACCAGATGCATTTTCCATTGGTCTAAAACCACTATTTAATGTTATTGTTATTCCGTCTTTTCCAGCTGCTTGTTTTACCTGTAATATTTTATCAGCAAATTCTTTATTTACTATTTTTCCATCTATAACAACACAAGTAATTTTTTTAACAAATGAACCTCTAGAATACGCATCAAATTCTCCTGCAACAGGTAATTCTTCAACTGCTTCTTCAATATCTGCATCAGGAGCTGGTGGTGGAGTTGGTTGGTCATCTGCTTGACTTGTTCCGTTATCTGGGGAAGGGTCTGCACTATCGTTGCCTGTTCCTCCTTCTCCTGATTGTTGTTCTGCATTACCTCCACTAGATGCCCCTGGATCATTTGGTGTATCTACACCTTGAATTGCCGCTCTTTCGGCCGCTTGTGCGCTTTCATAGGATTGATCGTATGAATCAGCTAGTTTCGATGATACGTCAATAGGAATACTTTGACCGTCTAATAGCCATACCCCTGATGCATCTTCGTTTATATTTTCCTGATGATAAGAACTATCAGTTGTTGAATGGCCATTTGATATTATGGTTATTGGAGATCCTGGAATTCCTGCGCTTGACCAATCATTCTCTGTTGTTGCGTCTGGAGCAGTACTACCAAATCTTATACTTTGTCCAAATCTTCCTTCTATTATAGTATCTCCTTCATATGGAAAAATTCTTGCAATAGATTCAGGTTCAAAATATTCTCCAAATGGCAGATCGTTTACGTCGCCTT